CCTGTTACAATACTCCTATAAATCGCAATAGGAAATCAAATGACTTTTACAGTTGAACAAAAAAATCTCTTGACCAAACTAATGGCAAGTGAGAATCTTACTGTTGAACATCAAAAAATTCACACCGCTAAATTTGACCCCGTTAATCGTGTTTTGTACTTGCCAATCTGGCAAGATATGACTGGTTTTATGTACGACCATTTAGGTGGACATGAAGTTGGCCACGCATTATATACACCCGCTGATGGTTGGCATGATGCCTCTATCGATAAAACAAAAGGTAAGAATTTCAAATCTTTTCTTAATGTTGTAGAAGATGCTCGCATTGAGAAAAAAGTAACCCGTAAGTTTCCTGGTTTGAAAACTTCTTTCAGAAAAGGTTTTCAGGAATTACTTGACCGTGATTTTTTTGGTATCAAATACCGAAATGTAAATGATTTGCCTTTTATTGAACGGTTGAACCTTTACACAAAATCACAGTATACGGCTGAGTACATTAAATTCACCACAGAAGAAATGGTCTATGTTACCAAAGTGCAAAATCTTGAAACATGGGAAGATGTTCTTGCTCTGACTGGTGAAATTTATGATTACTCCAAAGGTGAACAATTCGACAAGCAAATGGAAAAGCAAATGCGTGATTTCGAAATGTTCGGTGATGATTCTGATGGTGACTATGATGATTCTGATTCTGATTTCGAATATGATACGGAAGAAGATGAAGATGGTCAACCTGTAAAAGGTAAGAACAGTAAATCATCTGATGAAAAATCGGAAGATAAAAGTAAAAATACTGAAGGTTCATCCGGTGTTGATGATACTGAAACTGATGATTCTGATTCTGATTTCGAAAAAGAACCTGAATTAGACCGTTTCAAAAACTCGGCTGAATCTGACCGTGACCAGTTTTCACCTGAATGTCGCACCGATGATTCGTATCGTCAAAACGAAAATTCTTTGCTTGATGCAAAATGCAAACCTTACCTTTATGTAGACATTCCTACTGTAAATGTTAAGAATGTATTTACACCTGCAAAGCGTGTTCAAGAATTGTTGAATAACTATTATGCTGGACAAATTGTTGAAGGCAGTTTTGATAATGCCTATGTTCAGAAATTGGTAAGTGATTTCAAAAATAAGAATGACCGTTATGTTGGTCTACTTGCCAAAGAGTTTGAAATGCGTAAAGCTGCCAAGGCGTTTAGTAAATCTAAACTGTCTGATACTGGTGATATTGACATTAACAAACTTTGCAATTACAAGTTTGATGACAACATTTTCCGTAAAGTGATGTTGGTGCCAAAAGGCAAGTCTCACGGTTTGATTCTGTTACTAGATTGTTCTGGTTCTATGTCTGATAACATGGCAGGTTCAATCGAACAGATTTTGGTTCTATCCATGTTCTGTCGCAAAGTGAATATTCCTTTCTCAGTATATGGTTTTACTGATTGTTCCGAAACGTATCAAATTGACCGTGGTCTGGATAAATTTGCAAATCGTAAAGTTAATGACCATTCATTCTCCCGAAAGGTGGGCGAATTGAGTTTCTCTAATGTTCAATTGCGTGAATACATCAATTCTAAAATGTCTAATGTTGAATTTACCAAGAGTTTGCGTAATTTGATTCTCTTAAAAGAGAGTTATGTTTACAATAGAGGTCAATACAACCGTGTTGGGCGTCCCGAAAGTGAAAATCTTTCTAATACACCTTTGATTCAAGCAGTATTTGCAGTTGGTTCAATTCTGAATAATTTCCGTACAACCAATAACCTTGACATAACAAGTTTAGTTATTGTCCATGACGGTGATGCAGATAATTCTTCCAATCACAATGTTGAAGTCGAACATAGAAACAATGAAGGTAGAACAATAAAATCTGTTTATGGATATGGTTTTGATATCCGTTCCACTAATGTTGTTATCCGTGACCGCAAAAACAAATTTGAATACGCTCTTTGTCCCGATAAGAACAAAGTCTATTCATATTATACCAATGAAGAATTGTTGCGTTCGGCTTTGGAATGGATCCGTGTTGTAGGTAAGACCAAAGTGTTTGGTTTCTTTATTCTTGCAACAAGAGCCAGTCATGCAAAAAATGCAATTCGTGGCCGTTACTATCTTGAGGATGGTAATTCAATTGAAGATTTGCGTAGAAGTGATATGAGCAAAGCATTTGATATGGAGAAAACTTTGATTAAAAAATTCAAAGATGAAAAGTTCCTAATTTCAAACACCAAAGGGTACGATTCTTTCTACCTGATTGCAGGTGGTTCTGATTTGCAAACCGAAGAGGAAGAACTTGAGATCACCGGTTCTGTTACATCACACAAACTTAAAACGGCATTTATGAAAATGGCGAAAAAGAAACAAGTGAATCGGGTATTAGTATCCAAATTCATTCAGGGAATGGCAGTTTGAACTGTTGTTTCTCGGCAACACGCTGGTTGACAAATAGGCCAGTTGTGTTATACTGTATGCATCTTGTGAATTAAAGAGGTTTTTTATTATGAATCGTGCTCAGAAAAAAGAAATGTTTATTAATGCTTTAGTACTAACTGGTAAAAACCAAGTTACTAAAACAGAAATTACACAAATCTGTGAAAAAATTGATATTTCTCATCCGTACTGGTTTACGAATGATGAGAAAAACAAAGTTACTAGAGGTATTTACAAAGTGCCAACGGGTGCGGTAGTTACTGCTAGTCCCGTAATTGAAATGGCTGCTCAAATATTACCCATGACCAAACCTGTAGATAAATCAGATAATCGTATTCAGAATGTCCAAACAGATTTGGAATCTTCTGACCTAGTTCCAAAATCATATAAGAATTATGTACCATTTGGCAACTTTGAAGATGTGCTTGCAATTATAAATGCACACCGTTTCTTCCCTGTTTTCATTACTGGTCATTCTGGTAATGGTAAAACAATGTCAATTGAACAGGCATGTGCCAAGGCTAAACGTAAATTCGTTTGCGTATCAATGACACCAGAAACCGATGAAAGTGATTTGCTTGGTAACTATGTACTGATTAATGGTAATATGGAATGGCGTGATGGTCCTGTGACCACTGCTGCTCGTCAAGGTGCCGTTTTGTGTATTGATGAAATTGATTATGGTGCTCAAAATCTTTCCTCATTGCAACGTGTGCTTGAAGGCAAACCTTTTATGTTGAAAAAGAAAGGTGAATTGATTTCACCTGCACCAGGTTTTACTGTATTCGCCACCGCTAATACAAAAGGTAAAGGTTCTGATGATGGTCGTTACATGTTTACTAATGTGCTTAACGAAGCCTTCTTGGAAAGATTCCGTACAACAATGGAACAAGAATTTCCTCCTGCTAAGATAGAGCGTAAGATTATCGGAAAAGAACTGACCTCGGTTGGTCGTACCGATGATGAATTTGCTGAAAAACTTGTTACATGGGCTGATGTGATTCGCAAAACATTTGCGGATGGCGGATGTGATGAAGTGATTTCTACTCGCCGCCTTGTCCACATTGTTGAGACATTCGGTATCTTTGGTGATAAGATGAAGGCAATTGGCCTTTGTTTGAACCGTTTTGATGATGACACTAAGGCATCATTCCTTGACCTGTATACCAAAGTTGATGCAGGCGCAAATACCGAAACAATTCTTGCCTCTACAATAACGGCAGAAGAAGTTCTTGAACCTGTAGAAGACATTCCTTTTTAATTAAGGCAATGGTGTGTTATTTGCCTTAAAAAGCATTGACACACCTTCTTTAATGTGTTATACTTACACATCATTTGAGAGTTGAGGCGCCTCTCAGATAATTCTTTTTAATGCGACTCGTTTTTATCATGGAGACAATATGTCTACAAAATCTAAAGTTCTTTCTTACCTTTCTAAAGAAGGTTCCTACAACACTTTGACCGCAAACAAAATGCAGTCAGTTTTCGGTGTTGCAAACCCATCCGCAACCATCAATGAGTTGCGTAATGAAGGTCATGCAATCTACTTGAACACTCGCATCAATGCAAGTGGCAACAAGGTTGCTTTCTACCGTTTGGGCACACCAACTAAGCGCATGGTTGCCGCAGGTATTGCCGCAATTCGTTCCACAGGTGAACGTGCTTTTGCCTAAAATTTCTTAGGAAAAGTTAGAGGAGAAGGATATATAAAGTATCCTCTCCTCTTTTTTTTATTTTATGGATACATTATGGAAATACAAGTTAAACTAGAAGAATTAAAGCAACACAAATTATTCGTTGCTACTCCAATGTATGGCGGTATGAACCACGGACTTTATATGAAGTCCTGTTTAGACTTACAAACAACAATGCATCGTTATGGTATTGAAATTAAATTTTCATTCCTATTCAACGAATCATTGATTACAAGGGCTCGCAACTATTTGGTTGATGAATTCCTACGCACAGAATACACACACATGCTGTTCATTGACAGCGATATTCACTTCAATGCACAAGATGTAATTGCTTTACTTGCTCTTGATAGAGATGTTATCGGTGGTCCTTATCCTAAGAAATCAATGAATTGGGGTAACATTGCACATGCTGCCCGCAATCATCCTGACCTAGAACCAAAAGAACTTGAACAACTTGTGGGTGAATATGTTTTCAATGTTGTTAAAGGTACATCACAATTTACAGTAACAGAACCTCTTGAGGTTATGGAAATTGGTACAGGCTACATGATGATTAAACGCCAGGTGTTTGATAAGATGAAAGAAGAATATCCAACTATTCGTTACAAACCAGACCATGTTGGCCAAGCTAACTTTGATGGTTCACGTTATATTCATGCCTTCTTTGATACTGTAATTGATAGCAAAGAATCTATTGTTGGTGGTGGTTCTGACCGTTATCTATCAGAAGATTATATGTTCTGTCAGTTGTGGCGAAAAATGGGTGGCCAAATTTACTTGTGTCCATGGATGAAGACACAACATATCGGTTCATATGCCTTCACAGGTAATATGCCCGCAGTTGCACAGTATACAGGTAAACTGTAATGAGCGATGATGTTGTTAAAGCTTCACAAACTGCAACAACAGGTGGTCGTAAATTTGATGGTAACAAACTAGAATTTGGTTTGTTACCACCTCTTGCACTTGAAGCTACTGTTGATGTACTGACGTTTGGTGCTCAGAAGTATGAAAGAGA